AATCTAATTCGCTGACCTGAATTCTTTTGCTATCTATAGCCATATCTTATCTCGTTCTATAAAGTATTAGATCAAGTGCCACTGGGGTACTCGTATTAATTATTACAAACTCTACGGTTACATTAATAGAGTTTTCATCCTCAGATACAATTGCCTCTACATTTGTAAGACTAACTCTTGGTTCAAAGTTATAAATTGTGAACTCTATTGCTTTCCTAAGCATAATTGGTAGCATGGGAGTAGCTGGTTCAAACAACAATGATTTTATCTGAGAACCGATCTCTGGATGAAATGGTTTTTCGTAATTTGACGTTAAAATCAAATTTCGGATTGACGATTTAACAGCTTGCTCATTAGTCTTAATTGTCACATCTTTAGTGACAGGATGAGCCAGAAAATTTAAATCTATATCTGTAAATGTTCGGGAATTATGTGCCATATTATTATTTAGTAACTATGCTGCAAATACGTTTGCAGATCCCTGAGTAATCACGTTATTTCCGTAACTATCTCCTATCCTACCAACACCCTTACCACCTATACTAACTGTGGCTGAAAACGAAGATAAAGTTGATGTGTCGGTGGAACATCCACCTTTTGGGTGTGGAGATATAATATTTCCCTGAACTACAATAAGAATACCATTTGCATAAACATTATTACTATTAACTTCCCCAACGCTAGTTTCCATGGGTGCGCCACATTGGTAACCACTACCATCTGGGGATAATACTTTATCCCCTGCTCTAGATACGGAAGGCATTATTTCAATCCTCTTGAACGTGCAGAAGCAATAGCTGCCACTGCGGTAGAGTAAGACCAATGAACCCATTGGTATAAACTAACTGTTTCAGTTGTTTCGGTTCCACCAAGTATTGGATCCGCTGGTATTGTTACATTAATCGTATATGTTTTCATTATACTAACTGGAGAAGGCATTTGATATTTCTCTAGTGAAAAGAATGGTGTTGTTGTATCTTTTGGTAAAACTTGTAAACTTAAATCAGGCAAAACAAACCTATAGTATTGATCAGTGAAGGGACTTGTTACTGGACCAGATATGCGAGCAACGCTGGCACTAATTTTAGTATAAGTCAAGCCAACTGAACTCCATCCAAATGATGAAGTATTATTTGTTGCTGGTAGATAAGTAAATCCACCAATACCATTAGAATACTTACCATCAAAAGTCAAGTCTATGGAAAAACTTGTTTCCTCAAAAACTGTAGGAAGATAGTTATTTAAATCAACCACTTCATTGGTCTCATCTCCAGGAACTGAAGAAAAACCTGACTGGTTTGATTTAGTTATTCGGACAGTCATTATACCAACACAAATCCACCATTAGGATAAGTTCCCGCCACAGTTTTGTGATTGTTCATGGTAAACATCATACCCTGATTTCCTCTTTCTCTATAAGAGCAGTGAATCCAGAATGCCTGTCCACCTCTATCATATTCCATGATAATCTGATGCCATGATCCTATCTTTTTAACAATCTCCGCTGCTTTCTTATGAGTATCTGCTTTACCACCTTTGAAAGAAATATCAGCAGCACGTCCAGCAGGATGATCACCACCCTCTTTCTGATAACTACCATCAGCTTTCTTAATATTCAAGTCACCACCATCATTTGGTCCCTGAGATGGTCTTCTAAATGCACTTGTAATTACGAAAGAATCTCTTCCATATAATTCACAAATTGGTTCAAGTACGTTATCGCAAAGACGTTTCATATTGGCAACAATATCTTGTGGAGCAAGCATCTCACCATCAGCCATTTGATAGGATCTTCTTGGAATACGCACACCACCCATGGTTAAGTCACCAAGAGTAAAGTTCTTTGACAATCTCATACCAGCATTGAATGCGTCTGGTGACATATTTAATATTGCGCTAACATCAGATGTTTTACCAGTTGCTGCTGATTTAGCATTTGGTTTAATCGCATCTTTAGCGAATGTAGTTGCAGCATCTGCAGATTTAGATGTTTGATTCTGAGCAACTCTATCTGATTTATATGCGGCTAAATCAGAACCTGGAGTTTTCTCTGGTGTTTCAAAAGCAACTTCAGAACCACGAGTTACTACTGGAGCAGATGCCACCTGAGAAACACCAGAAGTTCCACGAGTTTCAATTGGTAATTCTATATTAGTTCTTACTGCAGTTCTAGCTGGTTTAGCTTCTTTAGCTGTAGTTGCAGATTCTGGGGGATTAGAGTCGCCGTTATTTAATTGAATTGCAGTACCATCAATTGCAACAGCTGCACTAGAATTAATACTCAGTTGACCAGTTGAACCTAACGAACCATCACCAGAAGTTTTAAGATTTAAATTATCAGTACTTTCAATGTTTAATAGTTTATCGGATTTGATATTAAAATTATCATCACTTTGCATATTCAACAAGCCACCAGATTTGATGTTTGTATCAGTACCACTTTCAATAAATACACCACCCTTAGTTTTATTATTAATGTTACCTTCAGTTTGAATAAACGCTGTACCATCACTCTTGATATGAAGATCTGCACCAGATTCCATATTGAAACCAGTTTTGGATATAAGATTAAACTGTCCAGCAGATTCCATGTTAATTTTATTTGCTTTAAGATTAAACTCGCCACCAACAGCCATATTAGTTGAACCACTTACATTTATGTTGGCATCATTATAAACATTGATATTAACTGCGCCAGAAACTTCAAGATTGAACACGTTATCTGTACGAACATTTAATGCTCCATCAACTGTTAAGTTGCATGCACCTTTAATATAGATAAATCCATTTCGATCAATAATCTCATAACCATCACCCATGATTCTATTGACCTGAGTTCCTGATGCATCCATCTCAATGAATGTGCCAGATTTGTGATGAATATTAATACGCTCAGCTTCTGGAGTATTATCAAACTCCAGTACATGTCCACACTCATATTGTGTCACATGATTATATGGGTATACACCAGCATAAGGAACTGGTGGGGAATTCCAAGTTCCACCATTTGCTATTCTTATTCCTGATTTTAAATCAGCTTGTTTTTCAGTAACGATTGTTCTACCAAGATTATTACCAGAAGCAAGTCGGTTTGTGTCTTGTTCTTCTTGATACTTTGGATATACACCACTAGGGTCTTGGAATCCTTTAGTTGAATCAACTAAACTACCATTACTAATAGTTCCATCTGGTCTACGCTCACCCATGGGAACTGCTTGTGGTTTAGATGGTTCACCTTGTAGTTTTACTAATAATGCTCTTGCTTGTCCAGCAGTAGAACCAGCAATTTTTTCCATTTCCTTTACAAGCAATCTTGGGTCAGCTGAAGATAATCCTAGATTGGCAACCAATCCACTAACAGTACCAGATGGATTATCAATACCGAGATTTGATGATATATCATTTAGGTTATTACCATAACTAGTAAGAGTGCTGGTGGCAGTTCCAGTTACACTTGTCAAAACCTTATTAATATCACCATCTAAATTAACTTGCTTTGCTAGATTTGCAAATTGAGTTTGAGTAGCAGTTATTGATGACAATAAAGATGCATCTAGATTAGCCAGACCAGAAACACCCAACTCACCAATTGCTGATCCAAGTTCACCAAGTTTACCAAGATCGTTTAACCCAAGATTATTTAAATCACCGACAGCAGTTAAGGCAGCTGCGTTAAATGCATTACCAAGATCAGCTAAGTTTGTTAGATTACCTGCACCTAAGATATCTAAACCACCAAGAATATCTGGGTTTGGAAATTCATTTGGAATATTAGTTCCAGCTGCAGCCGAAGATTCTGGAGGAGTTGTGGTTGAGTCATCGGGTGGTAGTAATTTTCTTACACCAGAAAAATCAGATCCTTTTTCAACTTTATCGCCACCCGCAATCGATGCTGTTGGTGAAGGATTATTTGGATCGTTTCTAAATTCCCATTCATTTAGTAGGTTTTCTTTAACCGTATCAAATTTAGTGGTAACTCTATAACCAGCTTTATAATAGTTACCATTCTCGCCACCATATGGGAATCCAGGATTATATGGATCTTCATATGTAGGGAATTCTGCTGCAAGTGCTTCACCAGCATCTTTTAATAACTTTTCATCAGTCTTAGAACCAGTTTTAAAATATGCAAATAGTTTTGGACGTTTACGAGCAACAATATATTCTTGACAAATAAGATCCTGAGTTGACTCACTGAATGTTTGATTAACATCTATGTTAAGTGCTTGAATCGCATTCTTTAAAGTTACTGGATCAATTTGATACTTACCAACTGAAGAAAGTTTATCTGGACTTCCAGCTGGCATTGATTGTTTTTCCATGATGTCTTTAATTGTCATCTTAGACAATTTGACATTACCACTTCCAGTTGCTACAGAAGAAGTTCCCTGCGGACCATTTAAAGATTTTGTATAGGTATCATAATTACCTGCAACAGCATCACCACTCTTAACAAGTTTAGCAAGTGGTCCGAGAACTTTTTCTGTACTTACAACTTTACCAGCTGGTAGTTTATCTGCTGAACCTGCTGCGCTTGTTTCGGCTGGTGGTGGAACTGGAGCATTGGCTGCTGGGGATGGGCTACCATCCAATTGAACATTATTTACAACTAATGGCTGCTGTACATTATTACCATCAAACGCATCTTCTTTCTGAGAAACTCCAGTAAGAGTTCCCATCATAATTGGAATCTGTTCGTCCACATCCATGAACATAACCAATACCCATGTACCAGGAACTGGTCCGACTGGTGCTTTTCCAACACCAGAAGTTCCTGCTTCAGTAATAGGTAAGACTGGTTGAGCCCATGGTAAATCCTTTGTTGGTAGTTCAGTTTTATCTTCAGTATGAAGACCAACAACTCGAACTTTACAACGTCCAACCTTTAGAGGATCGTCTCTATCCTCTACACATCCAGTATAAAACTTTTTAAACATTAGTTAGTTATCCCATGATAAGAATCTTTGATCAATTGCATATGACACTCGTGACTTTTTCGGTCAATTACATGATTGATGGTAGCTATTAAATAAA